TTCTTTACGATACATGAACACCACAGGGGGGGACACGGTATAAACCACTTAGCTAGATAGAGCTCTAGCTTGTTTTATGTATATATTACTAGGTACGGAGTCTTATTATTCTTCTTCTTCTTCTTCTTCTTCTTCTTGAGTTTAAATACAAAACAGCTTTTTTTCAGATCCTGGTAACGTTTCACCCCTATTTACAAGCCAAAGAAAATACGCGGAGCGTTATCACCCCCCGATTCATGGATTTTTGGTGCCGTCTAGGTGCGTTACTTCTGCAGACCCATGGGTAGGTCTTGCGTCACGGTGGGTTTACCTTGCGTTTTGGCCGCGTCAGTGATGATGGGTAACAGTTTGCTACCCAACATCTGTATGTACCAGGGTTGGCCATCCAATTCTTTAGTGACATTATGCAAAAGAGCCAGACCCGAACCTTCTTCCGAGTTTTTCAATTCTTTCGCGGCATTGCCCATTGCTCCAATCCAAAACTTTTGAAAACTCTCGCGAGCCTGAGGGAGCATAAATTCCTCAAAATCAATTAACATCTGTTCCCGAATTTTTTTAGTGATCACATCCAGGGACATAAGCAAAGTTTCGTCCGACTCTGCACTCTTTAACCAGGACTCTATTTTTTTTTGAGTTTTCAAAGGGATCCAAATTGTATAAATTGTAAAATATAGAAAGAAGGATCCAATCCAGATCAAGAAGAATAGTTGATCGGTCATATTCCAAGCGCCTTTCTAACTCTCTCTTCTATTATCTTCCTGGTATATCCTTTGGAAACCAGGCAAGCAGTGATCCAGGGCCAAGCTGTGAATTTATTGTATAAGAAACCCAGGGTAATTTTGGCACTCTTTTTACATTCGGCAAAGTCCGAAAGGAATTTGGCTTCGTCGGTTATCCCCTCGCCAGCCAAAGGACCTAAAATTTCCTCTTTTAATTTTTGAACTTTATCACTTGCCAGACCTGGAATATCTTCCAGTATATCCATTAAGGCTTCTAATATATCTAAAGTTTCGTCTACTGAATGATAGATAGATGCCAGGACAACGGGACGCGGAACATTCAGATCTAAAGTTGGTATAGGTTCGGCAATAGCAATTATTTTAGAAACAAGGTCAGCTCTATTATCAATCTTGGAAAGACCTAACCAGGCGCCAAAGATTATGATCGGTTGCATCACTGGGATAATTACTTGCATCCACTGGGTCCAATCAATATTAGACATAATCTCCTGGAAAGGATCCTTCTTTGCCATTCTAGACCCGATACCCCGTTAGGATACAGGATATAGCCCCATTATTAGAATCCTGAGTCGCCTGGATCTTAACCGATGAATTTGGCGGGATCATAAATTCAAACATTTTGGGTTGAATCCCAATATTATTAACCAGGACAACGAATTTTTCAACAAATAAAGGCTGGCCGTCCACTGATATAATATAACTCAAAACTTCACCGTCAGAGATCCCGCTCCAATCAACACCTAAAGTTACCCTGGTTAAGTAAAATGCGGATGGGTTCGTATAATCCAGTAGGGTGACAGCGGAAGAGGTGAGACCCTGGCTTCCACTCCACCCATAGATCTTACCATCCTTGGCCCTGGAGACTGATTTAGAAGCGGCCAGGCTCATGCATCATAGATCCGACCAGTCATTAAAGCGCCTATAGTTCGTGTGGAAGCATCTAAGCATATTCCAGTAACAGTTACTAACGTGTTAGGTGGTATAAGCAATTTAATCCCTACAAAAGGCGCATTGTCTTGATCGTTTAATACAACGGCGTGAATTGATTGTCCATTTAGATTAACAGTATAAAGAAAATCTTCTGAATGATTAGTAAAGTAGATCGGGTAATACTCAATCATTGTTATTTTACTTTCTGTTTGATATTCTAATAACGTTTTCAGTACGTTTGTAACACTCACTTCCCCACTATATGCATAGCACCAATCAGAAACAATACTAAGTCCCTTTTGCGTACCGCTAAAGGTGGCGTTACTGCCTATCTTTGTTCTAGCCATTCAAAGGATCATTCAAAGTAAAGCGTTACAGATCCACCGCTAGCGGTTGCAGAACCACCAGAGGAAAACTGTACTGCTACTTGGAGATCAATGTTATTGACTCCAGCGAGAGGAAATGCCACAGGAATAGAATTATAACCGTCAAAAGCTCCAGCGTCTGCTGTATCTCCCGCGGCACCCCATATGGTGAAATTCTGTTCTGACATATTAGATCCGAGAAGTCGGCAAGCGATTTGGGCGCCTTTTGCATTGAATACATCAAAGGCACAATCGACCCTGCTGATCCTGGTTGATCCCTGGGGAACCTGGATATTACCCAGGTTGCTCGAATTCATGTTATCAGTCAAAGAAAAATATTCTTTGTCCGTGGGCGTGGCGTCAAAAGTCCTGGTTATTGTTGTTACCATTTTACAATCTGAAGTATAGTTTACTTCCTCCTAGTTTTAGTTGTGGAAACTGCTTTCGTGCGAATGCTCCAGCCATCGCGACAATTCCAGCAGTAACTAATGTCTTTCTTCCTGCATCAGTACCGATCATACTGATCGCATTACTTGAGAGGGTACTGAATGCGGTTCCTAATTGACCGTCTGTTACGTCCTTGATCACACCTTCAATCTGTGTGACTGTTCCAGGTATGGCTCCCGTGACGGTTCTTCCTGCATTTAGATATGCAGCAATGGCAAGACCTGAGGCCATGCCCGTCACACTTGGGTGGGGGATTGATTTCATATATTTACTCCTTTTTGGATTATTTTTTGGCTTGTATGCCCGACGTGCTGTTTTCCTCACTTGTCCTTTTCGCGTTGAACGAGTACGAGCTTTCGAGGCTTTGTAGGACTTTTCGGAAATTAATTTACCGTCACGGAAATACATCCGGCGGCCATTGGCTCCTTTCCGAGTGTACAGTCCGACAGGCACTCCCATTAATTTATGGGGAGCTACTTAAATGGTGTCAGTGGTTACACTATACATTACTAAATTCGGGCAGTTGGGGCAGCTGTAACCTATGATCGTATCATCCCATTGATCTATTACCTGGATCATAGATGATTTACATTCTTTGCACTTGATCGTAACTTGTCGCAATACCTGATCCCTGGCTTTCTTTTGATAATTATTCATCGACGCCTCGATATCTCGTCTAGCATTCTGCAGTGATCGCAGTCATAGAACTTTCCACAATGACATTTAGATCTGGAAGCTTCCCAGTCGCTCACAATGATCACGAAGAATTCATTCCAGGAAAGGGGCCTTCGATATGGTTCTTTGTCTGGGGATCTAAGACTCTGGGGTGAAGCCTGATCATGGATAAATTCTTTGTAGCTTTCAAGCTTGATCATAACTTCAGGGTGAAGCTTGATCATCTTCCGCTTAAACTTAGTCGGCATTATTCCACCTGGATCTTATGATCCTGGTAACATTCGCGACAGTGGCCATCACTGGTCAGACCAATATTTCCACACTTCAAACATTCCACATCATCATACCTAAATTCTTTACGATACATGAACACCACAGGGGGGGACACGGTATAAACCACTTAGCTAGATAGAGCTCTAGCTTGTTTTATGTATATATTACTAGGTACGGAGTCTTATTATTCTTCTTC